AATGAATATATAGGTATCAGTGGGAGAACTACTGTACCAAACTATGAGATGTTTGATATTCCGAAGTTTTTTAAGTTATCCAAAACATATCCAAAAGGAATAAATGTATATGGGTTAAATGAGAATTATAAAACAATTCAAGAGGCTGGTTATACAGTCGTTTTGGAAGCGCAGAAATCGGTGCTTAAAAGGTATTCACGAAAAGATGGTACGGCTGTTGCAATAGGAAATTGTGAGCTTACAGAAGAACAAGTTAGGATACTGATTAGTTTAAATGTAGAAATTGTAGTGGCTTTAGATGAGGGAATTGATATAAACCATATTAGACAGGAATGTGATAAATTTTATCCTATTAGAAAAGTAAGTTACATATATGATCGTTGGGATTTGATTAAGAAAGGTAGTAAAGATAGTCCTGCTGATATGCCAAATAAAGTATACAACTTCCTTCTCAAGCATCGTGTTTTATATGATGAGTCAGAAAGGAGAAAGTTAAGAGATTGGCAAGAAAGACAAGTAAAGAATTAACAGAAATTTGTAACAAATTTGGTGTTGATACATTATGGTCATGGTCAAGATATCATTGTTACAAACAAGATAGATGGGAATATTTTTTGAAATACATCCTACACAAGAAAGAAGATAGAACAAATAGTATTTATTGTGTATCAGGTGGTAATGTACATGATATTATTGAGCAGCTATATACTGGCAAAATTAAATATGAGGATATGCCAGATTTATATGAAGATAGCTTATTTACAATGAATTGTGCAGAACTCAAATACAATCGCAGCGATTCCGATAAAAATGATGCAATAGCAAATAAATATGAAAATTGCATTAGACATTTCTTTAAAAATCATAATCTGATTACTTTTCCACATAAAGTTGAGCATTTTATTACGATTAAAATTTCTGATGATATTTATATGCAAGGATATATTGACATGCTTTATATCGAGTCATACAAAGATGAAAATGGCTATGAGAAAAAACGTGTACATATTGTAGATTGGAAGACATCTACACGTTATCAAGGCGCAAAAATTGACGCTGAATGTGGTCAGTTGGTTATTTATGCTGAAGGTATTAGACAAGCATTAAATATTTCATTGGAAGATATTGTATGCGAATGGAATTTCTTAAAATATGTCACAGTTACCATCGAACAGAAAAATGGTAAGAAAAAAGATAGATATATAGAAAGAAATTCTATAGGCGAAAGTCTTATCAATACGGCAAAGATGTGGCTGAAAAATTTCGGATATGAAGATGATATTGATAAATATGTTGATGAGATGGTATTAAACAACAATATTGATTGCTTACCAGATGAGGTTAGAGAAAAATTCGAAATCCATGATTGTTATGTACAAGTACCTCTAACAGAAGAAAAGATTAACGATTTAAAAGAAGACATTATCAATACAGTCGAAGAAATTAACTCTAAAGAGAGAGAATATAAGAATAGTGAAGATGAAAATATCTTTTGGCAAGAAGTGACAGATGCCGATGAATTTAGATTGGCAACCCTCTCAGGATATTCAAGGGCATTGCATAAACCGTATGACCAATATTTAAAAGAGAAGGAATTGTTCAAAGAAGAAACCGAATCTGATCCTGATACAGACGAAGATGATTTATTGGCATTTGTGAATAGTTTATAGACATAGGTAGGTGAGAAGTTGAGTAATTTGACAGTATTACATTTACATAGTATGGAATCTAACCCATATAGCGGTCTTGAAGTTGACTCAATCACACCTTTTCAGGCTTATATTGACAAGGCAAAAGAAGAAGGAATGAAAGCCATTGCTTTTACAGAGCATGGAGCAGTCCTTCATAATGTTGCAAAAAGACAGGCATGTGAAAAGGCTGGATTGAAATATATCAATGCAGAAGAATTCTATGTAACAGAAAAAATTGATATGGATAATCTGCAAAGAGATAATTATCATTGTTGCTTATACGCAAAGAATTATGATGGGGTATTAGAACTTAACAAACTTTCTTCTGATTCATTTAATCGTAATGATGGTCATTTTTATTATAATCCACGAATTACCTTAGAGGAACTTGAGAATACATCAGATAATATTTTAGTATTAACAGCTTGTGTTGCAGGTATGTTATGCAAAGGAACGAAAGAAGTACAGGAAAGATTTCTAAAATTCCTTATTAAAAATAAGCATAGATGTTGGTTGGAAATACAGCCACATAATTTTGACGTTCAGATTTATTACAATCAGTATCTGTATAGAATTGCTCAGAAATATGGAATGAAGCTTATTGCTACAAGTGATGTACATGCTATTGATAAGGATCATATGATGGGTAGAGCAGTAATGCAGAAATCAAAAAATGTTAATTTCCATGACGAGGATGCATGTGATTTATCATGGAAATCTTATGATGATATGGTTACTGCCTTTGAATTACAGAATGCATTGCCCAAATCAATTTATCTTGATGCAATCGAAGAAACAAATAGATTTGCAGATAATATTGAATCATATGAATTGGACTATAGTAATAAATATCCAAGATTATATCCTGATGCTGAGAAAGAATTTAAGGAACGAATAGTTCAAGGCGTAAAAGAACGTGGGATAAGCAAACTTCCAAATTATAAAACAGAATATATTCCAAGGATACAGGAAGAATTAGAAACATATAAACATAATGACGCTATTGATTTTATGTTACTCGATTCAGATTACAAGAATTGGTTGCTGAAAAATAATATGCACTATGGATGTTCAAGAGGTTCTGTATCTGGTAGTGAGATTGCATATTTGATTAAATGTACTGATGTTGATTCAGTTAAATATAAGCTTAACTTCTCACGATTTATGAATCCTGAAAGAATGTCATTGGCTGATGTAGATACTGATATTTTCGCAGAAGATAGATATAAAGTGCGTGAGTATCTATTTAATAAGGAAGGTTTGTATTGTTGCAACATTATTACTTTTAATACAATTCAGTTAAAAGCAGCGATAAAAGATGTCGGTAGAGCATATGGGATGACTCCTGATCAAACCCAAGAATTATCAAATATGGTAGAAACTGATGATAAAGGCAAGGATTATATGCCAGAAGAAATCAGAGAACAATATCCAGAAATGTTTAAATTTATTGATATGGTAATTGGAACAATTACATCACTTGGCAGACATGCAGCAGGAATTGTTTGTAGTCCTACAGATATAAGATATGATTTTGGAACATTATCTATTACATCAGATCCTCGTCCTGTAAGTCAAATAGATATGCACGAAATTGATTCTTTAAACTATGTAAAGCTAGATTTGCTAGGGTTAAATGCTGTTGGACTAATTGATGGTGCTTGTAAACTTGCAGGTATAGATTATTTAACACCTGATAAGGTTAATTTCTCAGATGAAAATGTTATTAACTCAATAGCAAAAGATACTACATTGATATTCCAGTTTGAAAGTGGTTTTGCAAGTGATTCATTAAAAAGAACACTTAGTAAGGAAACTTTGGAGAATATTAAAGCACAGAATGATAATATCTCATATCTTGATGTAATGGCTATGGTCAGTGGTGCTATCAGACCAGCAGGTGAATCTTATAGAGAACAGTTATTCAATGGTATTTACAAAGATAATGGCAACGAAGCACTTAATAATTTCTTAAAACCTACGCTTGGTTATTTAGTATATCAGGAACAGATTATTGATTTCTTACATGATTTCTGTGGTTTTACTATGGGACAAGCAGATATTGTCCGTAGACATTTTGCTAAGAAAACAGGTACTGAAGCAGATATACCTATTATTGAAAATGGTGGATATATGGTAGATATTCACGGTAATAAAGATGATAGATATATTCCGGGATTTATTGCAATTGCGCAAGAGAAGTATGGAATGACAGAAGCTGAGGCAAAAGAAGCTATAAAATCATTCTTGATAGTAATCGAAGATGCATCTAATTATTTATTTTCACGAAATCATTCCGTTCCATATAGTATGATAGGTCTATTTATTGGATGGTTAAGGTATTACCATAAGATTGAGCTATTAACATCAGCATTAAATGTTTATGTAGACAATAATGAAAAGATGTCAAACATTAAAGAATATATCAAATCACAAGGTATAGAGATTAAAGGAATAAAATTCGGTAAATCTAAAGCACAGTATTTTATGGATAAAGACGAAAATGCCATTTATCAAGGAATTTCTTCTATAAAATATTGTAATGAACAGATCGCAGATGAATTATATGAATTGTCTAAAAATCATTATGATAATTTTGTTGATTTACTTTCTGATATTATATCAAAAACATCTGTGGATGATAGACAATTACATATTCTTACAACACTAAATTTCTTTTCTGAATTTGGCAAGAATAAATATTTACTATCAATTATTGATATGTACAATTTGTTAGGAAAATGTAAGACATTGAAAAAAGATAAAATTGCATCACTGAACATTAGAGAAGAAGATGTAAGAAAATGTGCAGAGAAAGAGACACCTAAACAGTATAGCAATGTTGATAAAGACAAACTTATTAAACTTATGATAAGCGGTTTAGAGAATAAGCCATTATCAATAAAAGAACAGATTGTATATGAGCAAGAATATCTTGGAAATATAATGTACAAAAATCCAAAAGCACCAAAAGACATGTATTATGTTCTTGAGTGTAAGTTCTATAAGGATAAAACAAAACCGTATCTTATGCTTTATAACATGAGAGATGGTGAATATCTTAAAACAAAAATCACTTCTGGAAAGTCATTCATTGAATCCCCATTTATAGCAGGAAATGTCATCAATGTAAAAGAATTTGGTGAGAGAAATAAAATGAAAAAGGTTGGTGGCGATTGGATTAAAACAGATGAAAAAGAGAGAATAGTAAAGAAGTGGGACGTATATTAGAAGGAGATGTAAAGTTGGATAAAATAATTGAGTTTAAATGTGTACCTGAAAGACTTGTATATAATTCTACTGACTTCAAAATATATGGCGTTTCTGTTAATTCATTTGAATATCCTGATGTATTGATTGGCAAATATGGCACAGCAACTATTAAAGGTAATATTTCAGAACTCAATCTTGGAGTTGATTACATTGTAAAAGCAAAGGAGGTATCCGATTCTCATGGAGTCGGATACGATGTAATCAATATTAAAAGAGAGAAACCTACTACATTAGCTGCGACACGAAATTTCTTATATGAAATTCTTACACCAAATCAGACAGATGTGTTATTAGAAGCATATCCAGACATTGTAGATAGAATAATGAATAACAGATTAGATGGCATTGATTTATCAAGAACAAAAGGTATTAAAGATTATACATTCAATGTTATTAAGAATAAAGTCATAGAGAATTTCAAATTAGCTGAGATTGTAGAAGAATTCAGAGGATTATTTAATCTTTCAACAGTAAAAAAACTGTATGACAAATATACTTCTGTTGACAAAATCAAGGAAGTTATTAGAGAAGAACCATATCAGTGTCTTTGTAGGTTAGGAGGGATTGGTTTTAAAACTGCTGATTCCCTATTGTTGACATTAGATAAGGATGGCAAAGAATGTCAGAAGAAAGGGAAAAAGCCAGTTTTGTTCTTTGGATTTGATCTTATAACATCATATCAGAGAGCGAAAGCTTGTGTAGATTATCTACTTGATGAGAATGAAAATAATGGTAATACATATATACATGTTGGTGATTTGAAGAAACAGTTTGATGTATTAGTGCCAGAAGCAAAAAGCAACTTACCTCTTATTCTCAAAGGTGATAATGATGTGGTATTTAACAGAGAGCTATTAAGCGTATGTAAGAAAGAAACATACGAAACAGAGAAATATATAGCAGAGAGAATAAAAGAAGGATTGCAGATACATACAAAATGGGAGTGTGATTGTTCAAAGTTCCAGGAACTTGATGGTTTTAAACTAACTGAGAATCAGTGTAAAACATCACAATATATGTGTGAAAATAACATTGTTCTTCTTGTTGGATATGGTGGTAGTGGCAAATCTTCAAGTACACAGGCATTTGTAAATATGTTAAATGCTTATAACAAAAGACATTTACTTTTAGCACCAACAGGCAGAGCTGCAAAGGTACTGTCAGGTTTTACAAATGAAAATGCTATGACAATTCACAGAGGTCTTATGTATATGCCACCTGCTGATTGGGGGTTTAATGAAGAGAATAAATTACCATATGATGTAGTAATTGTAGATGAGTTTTCAATGGTAGATATTTTTCTTTTCAGAAAATTGCTTGAAGCAATAGATTTTGAAAAAACAAAATTACTCCTTATTGGTGATGACGCACAGATTCCTTCTGTTGGTGCTGGCAATGTACTTTATGATTTATTAAAATGCGAGAACATTCCCACTATCACACTTGATAAGGTATTCCGTTATGGCAAAGGTGGTTTATCTACGGTTGCCACAGATACACGAACTGGTACTGAATATTTAGATAAGACCAAAACAGGTATGCAAGTATTTGGTGAGGATCAGTCATATATATTTATGCCGATTCTTCAAGATAAACTTGTTGGATATACTGTAAAACTTTATCAGACATTATTATCCAAAGGATATTCTGTTGATGATATTGCAGTGTTGTCTTGCTATAACGTAGGTGATTATGGAACAGTAGCATTAAATAAGAAGATACAAAACGCAGTTAATTCTAATCCAAAGGCGAAAATTACATTTGGAGATACAGAATTCAGATTGAATGACATTGTGATGAACTATGCTAATGATTACAAAGCAATTATCTATAATGAGGAGTATATTGATGATAAAAATACAACATTTATTGCTAATGGTGAATCTGGTAGAGTTGTGAAAATTCTAAAAGATGCAATGGTTGTTGATTATGATGGAACACTTATCTATATCCCAAAAAGTTCTATGAAAAATATTCGATTGGCTTATGCCATCAGTACACACAAATCTCAGGGTGGTCAGTTCAAGGTGGTTGTTTTAATTACGCCTAAAGCGCATACCTTCATGTTGAATTCCAATTTGTTATATGTAGGAGAAAGTAGAGCAAAAGAAAAATGTTATCACCTCGGAGAAATTCGTACAGTAAATAATGCACTTAAAAAGAAGGAAAATTTCGATAGAAAAACAATGCTTCAGATATTTATGAAAGCAGAATAGGAGAATATATGAATAGTAAGTCAAGCATTTTTGATTCGATTTTAAACACAATTGAATCAGAAGATATTAGAAAATTTGCAGAAAGATGTATTGAAACAATCCCAGATTATTTTTGGAATGTGGGTGCGTCAAGTACGGGAAAATACCATCCTCAATATGCTCTTGGTGATTTAGGATTGGCAAGACATACATGTGCTTTGGTAAGATTCTTAAACCATATTTTTGCGGTTGATTGCTTTGGTAAGAATTTTACTCAAAGAGAGAAAGATTTAATGAGAGTTGCAGGAATGATGCATGATTCACGAAAAAGCGGAAATGATGATGACTTCACAAAAAATAAATATACAAAGTTTGACCATCCTCTTTTAGCAGCTAATGTTATTCGTGAGTTAAAGGGTAATGAACTTCCTGATGAAGAAATCGAAATGATTGCAACTACAATTGAGAGCCATATGGGTGCATGGAATACTGATAAAAGAAGTTCAACGGTATTGCCATTACCTAAAAACAAATATCAGACAATTTTACACTTAGCAGACTACCTTGCAAGTCGCAAGGATATAGAAGTTCTATTTGATGGATTTGAAGTACCAAAAAAGGAAGTTGTTAAGTTAGAGGATTATGTTCTAAACTTTGGAAAGCATAGCGGTGAAAAGCTTGTTGATGTTGCTCAGACAGATCCAAGTTACATATCATGGGCTAAAGAAAATATGAATAGAGAACCAATTAAGAGTTTATTGGCTCAGTTGTAGAGAATAATAAAGTAGAGGATTTCTGGGATGCCCATAAATAGGGCGTTTCAGAGACTCAAAAAGCCAAGGAAAGACGGATTTCATTAGAATGGTGGTGATTGAAATGAAGAAAATATTAAAATCAATAATGCTTACATTGTTATGGTTTCTGCTAGTTACAATGGTTTGTATTGCTGTTAGAGGAATTGTTTACATACTCGGCTTATTAATTGGAGAAACCATGGCAGTGTTATTGATAATTATATTGTTACTAATATTCATAGCAATATTTATTTATAAAGAATATTTGTAAGGAGGATTAAATGGGAACAATTACAATTTTACCAGAAACAACAAAGAATCCTATTACACTAATGGGGGAAAGAGCAGGATGTTGTTGGAACGCTAATATATCAGATGATGAAAAAAATTATAAGCGTGGTCTTGATTGTATCAAATCAGGTCATGGCAGAGTAATGGAATTTGTCAATGTGGAAATGATTATTGATGGATATTCAGCGAAGGTTTTGAGGGAATATTACACTCATATAGGTGGTTCACCTTCTCGTTTACAGGCGAGTACAAGGTATATCAATTATTCTAAAGGAAGTGGATTTGCTTATGTGACTCCAAAATCTATAGAAAAAAACGAAGCAAAAACTGCATGGGATGCATGGATGCATACTTTAAATGATGCAATTAAAACTCTTATAGCAGAATACGATGTTCCAGTTGAGGACGCAACAATGTTACTTCCATTAGCTTATTGCACAAAAATTGTAGATAAACGTAATCTCAGAAACTTGGTAGATATGAGCAGAGTAAGAATGTGCAATAGAGCATATCACGAGTATAGGAAGATGTTTACTGATATTTGTAACGCATTAAGAGAATATTCAGATGAGTGGAAGTGGATTGTAGACAATTTACTCCATGCAAAATGTGATGAAGTTGGATATTGTACAGAAAGTAAATCGTGTGGTAGAAAACCGAAGAGACAGTAAATGTTCATTTCATAGGAGGTGATTAATATTAGAGATCCAAATAGATTATATAACTTTTACAACGAAGTAACCCGATTACATATGACATACATGCCTGATTGGAGAGTTGGTCAGTTTTGGATGAACTTTTTAGGCTGGGTTCAAAATGTAAAGAAACGAGATCCGTTCTTTCCAGAAGAGTCAGAAATGCTTACATACTTAAAAGAATATTGTGGAGAAAAGGAGGAAGCAAATGAATAAGTTAGAAAGAATAAAACAACTTATTAAAGAGTTGAATAATGCTTCATATGCTTATTATAATCAAATTCCAATTATGCCTGATTATGAGTGGGATAAAATGTATGATGAGTTAATAAATCTCGAAAAAGAGATTGGTATTGTATTATCTAACAGTCCGACACATAATGTTGGTTATTCAGTTGCAGATGAATTAAAAGAGGTTGAACATAATCATCCAATGCTTTCACTTGATAAAACAAAATCAATAGATGAGTTAATTGAATTTATTGGAAATAAGGATTGTTTCTTATCTGTAAAAGCTGATGGCTTAACCACATCTCTTCATTATATTAATGGTAAGTTGATCGGTGCAGAAACCAGGGGCGATGGAGTGAGAGGTACTGAATGCCTTCAGAATGTATTAACAATGAAAAACGTACCAAAGGAAATTCCATATAAGGATGAACTTATTATTGATGGCGAAACAATTATTGGATGGGATACTTTCAGAGAAATTAATGATAAATTACCAGAAGATAAGAAGTATAAGCACCCAAGAAATCTCGTATCTGGATCATTGCAGTTACTTGATAGCAAAGAAGCTGCAAACAGAAATATGAGATTTGTTGCTTGGAGAGTTATTAAAGGTTTTGAGCATAAAACTCCTAGTGAAGATTTATTCAAGGCTAAAGATATTGGATTTGAAATTATACCGATATTAAAATCACCTAGAATTAATCAGAACGAAGAGTTGACAATCTTATTAAATCATATAAGAAAATTAGCAAATTCACATAATATTCCTTATGATGGAGCTGTTGTGGCAGTTGATGATTATAAAATTGCAGAATCTATGGGAAGAACAGATAAATTTTTCCGACATTCAATGGCATATAAATATGAAGATGAATTATTTGAAACAGTGCTTACAGATATTGAATGGAATACTTCAAAGACAGGTTTAATTAATCCTGTGGCAATCTTCGAGCCAGTTGACTTAAATGGAGCAATTACCACAAGAGCAACGCTTCATAACATTACATATATTAAAGATATGATGCTTGGTATTGGAGATAGAATTAGAGTCTATCGTTCTAATATGGTTATTCCTAAAGTACATGACAGTATTGATAAGAGTGGTAATTTTAATATTCCAGATAAATGCCCTATATGTGGTCAGCCTACTAAGATAGTAAAAGATAACAACTCAGAAGTACTTGTATGTACCAATGATAATTGTAATGGTAAGCTTCTTGGCAAACTTACACATGCGGCTAGTAAGAACGCACTTAACATTGACGGTCTTTCAGAATTTACAATAGAAAAATTCATCAATCTTTGTTGGTTGAATTCCATTAAGGATATTTATTACTTGTCAGCCCACGAAAATGAGATGAAAACTATGGATGGATTCGGTAAAAAATCAGTCGAAAAACTTCTCGTATCTATTGAGAAATCTCGCAATACAAGTTTTGAGCGTTTCCTTTATAGTTTATCAATCCCATTACTCGGCAAGTCAGCAAGTATGATGATAGCAGAAGCAGTAGATTATGATTTTGATACATTTATTAATGAAATGACAATTAAAGGGGCAGAATACTTTAGATATTTACCTGGTGTTGGAGATGCGTTAATAAACTCACTTAATACTTATTGGAAAAATCATTATTCAGACATACTTCAGTTAGCGAATGAGTTTACATTTGAAAAATCTAATATAGTTTTAGATGAAATTCCAAAAACATTACAAGGAAAAACATTTGTGGTAACTGGTTCAGTTAATCATTATAAAAATCGTGATGAATTAAAAGCTGATATAGTTGCACATGGTGGAACGGTTGTAAGTTCTGTAAGTTCTAAAACGTCTTATCTTATTAACAATGATATCAACTCAACAAGTTCTAAAAATCAAAAAGCAAAATCTTTAGGTATTCCAATCATATCAGAAGATCAATTCTTAACAATGATTCGTTAGTCTTTGTTCTCAAATAGAGAATATATCTATGTAACAATCTAACATTCAATTAAATATAGGAGAGAAACATATGAAGAGAAAAGCAGCGTTATTTATATTATTCTGTACTCTCTGCTCATTTGTCGCCCCATTTTTGGGGCATAGCAGGGTATCAACAGAATCAATTAATGTAACTGAAAACGAAGACAACGTTATCATAGACTCAAATCCTGATGAATTGAGGCTCTTATATGATTATCACATAGACGATACAAAGCATTTTGAACGAATAATAAAGAAAAACGAATTCATTAAAACGGTTGAATCACTTGCATTGTCTATTGACGATAAAGAACAATTCTATACTGAATACAAAGAATTGGCATCTGAGTATAAAGACTATGTAGGTTTTAAAACTATTCAGGATGAATATATAGATTCTGAATTATATATTCTTTATTCCATTGTAGAAGCAGAAGTTACAGGTGAAGGGAATTTTATTGAAAAAGCTAATGTCTGTAGTGTAATTCTCAATAGAGTGAAAGATGAAACCGATGCTTTCCCTGATACGATTACGGGTGTAGTAACGCAAAGTTCTCAATTTTCTACATATTCCAATAAAAGATATAAAAGAATTGAAATTAGTATTACTACGTTAATGGCTTGTGACTATGTGTATCAATTTGGAGATACGACAGGTGGTGCATTATGGTTTGACTCAACAAGAGGTAATTCATGGGCAGATAGAAATAAAGAATATCTATTTTGTGATAATGTTGGACATAATTTTTATAAATAAGGAGTAAAAAAATGAAGAGAAGTTTTATATTAAACCTCGATAGTCTTACAGACTTAACAAATTTTTGCACAGAGATTTCTTCAAATATTGCAGCAGATGTAGACGCTGTTTATGGAAGACAAACGGTTGATGCAAAATCATATCTAGGATTAATTACAATCAGTACACATCCAATTCGTGTCTATATAAATAGCGAAAATTGCGCTGAAATCGCTAAATTCAACGAAATCTGTAGTAAGTATCCAATTATTCGTGAGGTTTAATTATGTTGGTTTTAATTGGTAAGAGTGCGTCAGGAAAGACCACTATAGCACAAGAATTGGTAAAGAAACACGGGTTTCATTCGATTGTAAGATATACGACTAGACCTATACGTGATGACGAGACTCAAGATGTCGCATATCATTTTATCGCTACGGACGAATTTATTGAAAAAGTTAATAATGGTTTTTTTATAGAATGGAAAGATTATGTAACAAATGAAGGTCTTTGGTATTATGGTACAGCCATAGAAGATATTAAAAATGCAGATGAAGACTCTGTAATAATTTTAACTCCGCAAGGCATAAGAGATTTGAAGAATCTTAGTGTTAAAAATATGACTGTATTGTATATCTACTCAAATAATTTTACGATCGAGCATCGTCTTGAAAAACGTGGTGATAAAGGAGAAGAGATTTGTAGGCGCATGTCTACGGATGCACTCGATTTTAAAAATGCTGAATTGTTAGCTGATAAGATTGTATATAACAATTATTCAGACAAATTTGAAAATGTAATACATAATGTATTGTGGAGATATGGGAGATAAATTATGGAAAGTTTAAAGATATATCTTGCTGGGAAAATGGGTGGGTTGTCCATGTCTGCTATGAACGATTGGAGACACTACTTAAAGAAATAAATTTTACATAGGACTGATATGTATGATAAGAATGTAAATATAATTAATCCTGTAGATTATTATAATTTTGAAAATATGGCTCACCAAAATGAATTCGAGGTTATGCAATTTGACATCAACAAAGTAAAACAGTGCGATTTAATAATTGCAAAAGCATCTGGATTAAACACAAGTATTGGTACATCTATAGAAATATATGAAGCAAGTAAAAGAAATATACCAGTATTACTATTTGATGAATTTGACGAATATGAAAATATTCATCCTTGGCTGAAATGTTGTATCACGAGAATACACAATGACTCAATTTCACTTATTGATTATATTGAAGATTTCTATTTAAGATAGGTGGTGATTAAAATATTAGGAATAAATACAATGCATAGTCTTGGACGAGAACTATTATCTCGTCCTGACGATTTCGTTACAGTAACGATTGGAGATAGAGAATATAGTATTGTGGGAATTACTACAGTAGCAACCCATGCAAATATAGATGATAGTACAGTTCACAAAACATTAATGTGTGAAGAAATTAACGGATGTGTACTGAGATAGGAGAGGATATTATGGACGAATTAATTAATTACGAAGCTGTAACATTTGAGGAGTGTGAAGAAAATTATAAGTATAATCATAAAGCAGTAATTCTTAATGATGGTAAGATCATGGGATTTGAGGAAGATAAATAAAAATATAAAGAACACAAAATTATAAGAAAGGTTGATTTCTTGTGAAATTAAAAAAGGAGAATCATATATGTGCTTAACAGTAAAAGAAGTAAAAGAAATTTTGGATGGAATGCGTGATGATGCATTGGTTTTAGTAGATAAAGAGCTTGAGGGCGATGCTGCACATGAACTAACTGCTTATGAATATCCATCTGGTGATAAAAAGGATTGGAATTTTGTAATTTTAACATGGGAGAAATAGGGAGGAGATAAAATGAAATTCAATTTTATAGATTGTATAGAATTTGAGATTGATTGGAAAGCCGTAGCAGCGATTGCAGCATGTATACTTGGCTATGCAATCATAACAGTAATTTAGAAAGGAGATATACATATTGACAAAAGTAATTAAGAGAGATTGTTCAGAAGTTGATTTTGATAAATCAAAAATCTCAACTGCAATTCTTAAAGCTATGAAAAATGGTTCGGGCATTGTAAAACCAAAGATTGCTGAAGACATTGCAGATGAAATCGAAAATGAATGTAAGGATAAAGAAGAAGTAAGCATCTCTGATATTGAATCAATGGTTTATGATAAATTGATTACTAAGAAGCAAAGACTTACTGCAAAAGCATACGAGGGATATAGAAGTATTCGTGAGTTTCAGAGAGAAAATGAGAATACAACAGACATAGAGATTCATAACCTTGTAGAAGATAAAGACGAATATTGGAAGGATGAAAATGCAAATAAAAATCCAGTATTAAATCCTACCAAAAGAGATTATATTGCTGGATCTGTTAGTACAGATATGACAAAAAGATATTTATTATCTCCCGAAATAATTCAAGCTCATAATGAAGGACTAATTCATTTTCATGATGCTGATTACTTCTTACAGCATATGCATAACTGCGGATTAGTAAATTCTGAAGATATGCTTCAAAACAATACAGTTATTAGCGAAACTCTTATTGAAACACCACATAGTTTTTCAACTGCTTGCAATATCGAAACACAGGCAATTGCTCAGATTGCTAGTAATCAGTATGGTGGGCAAAGTATTTCTCTAGCACATTTAGCCCCGTTTGTTGATGTAAGTAGAAAATCAATTAGAAAAAAAGTAACAGAAGAGTTGTTTAATAATGGATTAATTAGTGAATATAATGAAGATCTCGCAGAAGTTGTTCATATCACCAATAAACGATTAAAAGAAGAGATAGAAAAAGGCGTTCAAACAATCCAGTATCAGTTGGTCACACTTATGACAACAAATGGACAAGCACCTTTTATCACAATTTTTATGTATCTGAATGAAGCAAAAAACGAATGTGAGAAAGCTGACTTGGCAATGTTAATTGAAGAAATGCTTCACCAGAGAATTCAAGGGGTAAAAAATGAAGATGGCGTTTACATTGCTCCTGCATTTCCAAAGCTTATTTATGTATTGGAAGAAGACAACATTACAGAAGATTCTAAATATTGGTATCTTACAGAATTAGCTGCTGAATGTACATCTAAGAGACTTGTACCTGATTACATATCAGAAAAAATGATGCTTGAATTAAAGGGTGATGTCTATACATGTATGGGCTGCCGAAGTTTTCTGACCGTTGACAGATTTACAGATAAAGTAGGAAATATTGCAAACGCAAAGAATTTTGATCCAAACAAACACAAATATTATGGACGATTTAATCAAGGTGTCGTAACGATTTCACTTCCAGATATTGCTTTTTCATCCGATGGAGATTTTGATAAGTTTTGGGAAATCTTTGAAGAAAGAACTGAGTTGTGTCATAAAGCACTTAGAGCAAGGCACGAGAGGTTACTTGGTACATCTTCTGATGTAGCACCTATCTTATGGCAACACGGAGCATATGCCAGATTAAAGAAACATGAGAAAATCGACAGGCTTCTTTATGATGGTTATTCTACAATATCACTTGGTTATGCTGGTTTATATGAATGTGTAAAATTTATGACTGGTCATTCCCATTCTGATGAGGGGATTGGCGAAGAATTTGGATTAAAGGTTATGCAGGCATTAAACGATAAATGTAATCAGTGGAAAAAGGTTGAAAACATTGACTATAGTTTGTACGGAACACCATTAGAGTCCACGACTTACAAATTTGCAAAATGTCTTAAATCTCGATTTGGCGAAAATATCTTTAAAGAATTAGATGGTTTCGATAGAAATTACATCACTAATTCATATCATATTCCAGTTTTTGAACATATTACAGCATTTGAAAAACTAAGAATCGAATCAAAATTCCAGAAATTAAGTCCAGGAGGAGCAATTTCATATATCGAAGTACCAAGTATGAGCCATAATATTCCTGCTATATTAGAAGTTATTAAGTTTATTTATAACAATATCATGTATGCAGAGATTAACACAAAGAGTTGTTATTGTGAGAAATGTGGCTTTGATGGCGATATTCCTCTTGTATCAGATGAAAACAATAGACTTAAATGGGAATGTCCTAGCTGTGGGAATGCTGACAATACAACAATGGATATAGCATTTAGAGTTTGTGGTTATATTGGTACTGCAAAAAATGGTGGTAATCAGGGTAGATATGGTGATATTCATGACCGTGTTTATCATTTGGATGACATGGAATATACGGAGGATTAAATATGAGGTATGCAAGTATACGTAACCTTGATATTTCTAATGGAGAGGGAGTTGGAATCTCCCTCTTCGTCCAAGGATGTGATAGGCATTGTTTCAATTGTTTCAATTCTGAAACATGGGATTTTAATGGTGGGAAAGAGTGGACAGAAGAAACAAAAAATAAATTTATGGAACTTATTGATAGACCATATATCAGACGAATTTCCATATTAGGTGGTGAACCACTTGCAGAACAAAATTTGGATGATGTTTTGTCTTTAATCAAGGAAATCCGAGAAAAATATCCAATTTCTCAAAATCCCAATTCAGAAAACATAGGAAAATCAAGGATTTTAGAAGACGAAAATTCCAAGGAAATCCGTATTTCTTTTCCTAAAAAAACTATATGGTTATATACGGGATATAAAATAGAAGATATTTTTTGTCCATATATCATCAATCAACCAATGACTTGCGAACAACGAAAGAGGATAGGCATAATAAGATATGTAGATATACTTGTAGACGGAGAATATATAGATGAACAGAAAGATCTTACGCTTAAGTGGAGGGGTTCAAAAAACCAAAGATGCATTGATGTAAAACAATCTCTTGCTCAGAATAAAATGGTTTTATATTGTGATTAAAGGAGGTTATTTTATGATTTTAGAAATAGAAACAATTTTCCAACAATTCAAAGAAGATATTTTATCTGGAAAACAAGAAATGCACTATCTTCCTAGTTCCGAAATTTGTGACTGTTATAAATTATTACAATTGCATGATACGTTATCTTTTGAGATTAAACTTTGGCTTTCAGAAAATAGACCGAACAAGTATGTTGTAATATCTAATTTAAAAGCCGTCCATGTATATGATAAAGACATAATATCAAATGAAATAACAATTGAAAAATATTTAATAAGGAAAAATTTTTAATAAGGTAGGTGATAAACACGTCATACTTAACAGATAAATTTAAAGGAATATATCGCATCTTTCCAGAAATAGATACGTCTACAAATGATTTTCCACGTAAACTAAATGGCACATATGAAGATGTAGACTGTTATATATCTTGTCAGCATGACATACGAATATATTATTATGGAAATAAACTTCTTCAAGTATATGTTCCTTCGTTACAACGTGGTAACAATATCATTAAGTTAATTAAAGAAATTGACTCAAATATCATATCTAATATTCATAGAACGGATTCTGAAGTAGAATTTATGTTCAAATATTCAGACTCAGACAAAGTTATTCCGCTATTAAAACCTAAAATAAGTGGTTCTGGCATTAGTCCGTTTTCATCGAAAAATAGACCAAAATCTGCATATATTATTCCAGACGAAGATTTAGTTGTTTATAAAAATATCGTTCAAAATATACCTCAAAACGAACTAATTCGCATAAGCCATATAACAAATAATTTTATAAAATCTTTGTCTACAAAAAAGAACCCGATGAACAATATAAAAGCAGATATGAAGTTGAAGGGACTAAAAAGTAAGGAGTATGTTCATTGTATTGGAAAATGGAATAATTATATTGATTATTTAAAGGAGAATTTATAAATGGAAACAATTAAGATTAAGTATTTTGATAACGAAATTAATAAAATTGAGAAAATCAGTAAAGGTGATTGGATTGACCTTCGTTCTGCCGAAATAGTACACCTGAAGAAAGGCGAGTTTCATTTAATTCCATTAGGAGTTGGAATGAAGTTGCCAGATGGATATGAGGCGAATATTGTACCAAGAAGTAGTACATATAAGAATTCTAAAGTGCTACAGACAAATAGTTTTGCAGTGATTGACAACAGCTATAGTGGAGAAAACGATCAGTGGTTTTATCCTGTAATTGCTATGGAAGATACTACTATAAATAAGAATGACCGCATTTGTCAGTTTAGAATCAATAAGATCCAACCTGAAATTGAATTCGAGGAAGTTGAGCATTTGGATGATACTGACAGAGGTGGTTTCGGAAGTTCTGGTAAGCAGTAAGAGGTGAATTTTTTGGAAGTCGAAATTAAAGATAAGATTCTTCTAACTATACCTGAAGCTATGCAATATTCAAATATAGGAGAATCAAAGCTTCGTAATATTATGAATATGCCACAATGTAATTTTGTTTTAATGAATGGGAAGAAAAAACTCATAAAACGTGAAAAATTCCAAATGTGGTTAGAGAATCAAGACTTTATATAATTGAAAGAAAAGGGTGTATGTGCTACAATACAAAGTATAGACATCCTTTTCTTATATTAAGGAGATTATTAATATGGGAAAAGATTTAAAAGGTAAAGAATTAGGAAACGGTTTATTCCAACGTAAAAACGGGAGGTATGTAGGTAGATATATTAATAAAATTGGAAAAAGAGTAGAGTACTCTGATACAGACTTGAGAAAAGTGCAAAAGTGGCTGCGTGATAGTGTATATCAAGATGAGCATGACCTTATTCCCACCAAAAGTAATATTACAGTTGATGAGTGGTTTAATATATGGATAAATAATTATAAGAAGGATGTCGTATCATATTCTACTTATATGCATTATAAATATTCATATAAAAATCAAGTTAGTCCAAGAATCGGAAGTATGCAAATTTTAAAAGTGAGACCTCTTGATTGTCAAAAAATCTTAAATGAAATGTATGACAATGTACTTGCATTCGGGACATGTACACAATGTAGAATAACAATGCACGCATTATTTGATGGTGCGGTAGAAAATGGATTAATATCTTCTAATCCCGTAAACAAATCTGTAAAATGTAAACAAAGAGAAGTGCCAGAAAGAAGAGTTCTAACTATAGAAGAGCAGGACACATTCTTAAAATACTCAGAAGGAACAGTCTATGAATATGCTTATCCTTTATGCTTACAGACGGGACTGAGAGTCGGAGAACTTGGTGGTTTAAAATGGTCGGACATTGATTTTGAAAACAAAAAACTAAAAGTACAAAGAACTTTACAACATCGTACAGGGCAAGGTTTTGTACTTGGGAAGCCTAAAACTAAAAACAGTTATCGTGTTATCCCTTTAACTGATTCTGCTGTAGATATTTTAGAAAAGCAAAAATGCAAATTGAAAGAATTGGAGGCACGTTCAAAATCGTGGTCGGACGACCCTGTTTTTATAGATATGGTATTTAAAACAGATACTGGAAGACCAGTCGGGCAATCGCATTTCTCATCTGCACTTATAAGAATTGTAAGCAGAATTGATATGGATAGAAAGGTAAAAGAAAAATTGGACGAATGTGAATATGAACCTTTTGAACCTATATATATGCATTGTTTTAGACATACATTTGCCACAAGAGCCATAGAAAATGGAATGAAGCCTAAATCAGTACAAAAGCTCTTGGGACATTCTAATATATCAACTACAATGGATTTATATGTTCATGTCACAGATGATGAATTACAGAAAGAAATTCAAAAGGTAAATATATCAAACAAATAAAATAATAAGGTGTAGAAAAGGTGTAAATCAAAAATTGATTCTTTGAAAGCTAGTAAATAAGCCATTCTTTACAATACTTGTTCATTATGCGAAATAAATCCGTTAACTGAATGCAAACCGCCAAGAATCTTAGAGAGATTCCTGGCGGTTTTTTGCGTCTATAGATTTGTTGCAGGCTCTGTTTATAAGAAAAATTGTGTAGTATAATGAATAATATATGAATGTAAAGGAGTGGAACGAATGGAAGGTGAAATTAAGCGTCTAAAAAGAGAATTGAAGTGTGAAGGCGCAATTACAAAATATTACAAAGATACAGTGCTTCTGCCCAATGGAAATACGGCAGTGTGGGATTTTGTAGGGCATAATGGCGCAGCAGCGGTAGTGCCTGTGCTGGAAGATGGAAGACTGTTAATGGTTACGCAGTATCGAAATGCACTTGACCGGTTTACACTGGAGATTCCAGCAGGAGGTCTTAACCCCGGAGAACCTACAATAGATGCGGCAGCGCGGGAACTGAAAGAAGAGACAGGATATTCATGCGGTAGTATTGAACCCCTGATTACGATTCGTACAACCGTGGCTTTCTGCAATGAGAAGATAGACATATATCTGGCAAGGAATCTTCAAAAAGGACAACAGCATCTGGATGAAGATGAATTTGTAAATGTGAAAGCATATGAGCTGGCAGAACTGGAGACTATGATCTATGATGGAACAATTCAGGATTCCAAAACAATAGCCGCTATTCTGGCATATAAGAACAAATATGTGACACCATATGGAGACAATGTGAAATAAAAGGTATAAGCCGTAATAAAAGGACATAGTATATATAAAAATTGCAAAGACAGAGAAGCATATGGATCATAGATGTATACAAGTCCCAACATTTCACGATATACGGAAAAAAGAAGAGAATACCATACCAAACAGCATGATCTGCATTTTTATGGCAGGATTTTGCCTTGGCATGGTATTTTTTTATTTGTCAGATAAAGCATATGCGAAGGAATCAGGACTCATGGACACCACCCACATTCGTCAGTTGCAGGAATTCAGGGCGAATAAAACGGGGTTATTACAATATGTGGCTGTAAGAAGAATCTGGCAATTCTTTCTGGTGGGATTATGTGCATGTAGTAAGCTGTGTAGTATTTTGTTACAGCTGCTGATTGGGGTATGCGGATTTTCACTGGGCATTTTACTTTTTACGGCAGTATACCGATATAGAGTTATGGGGTTATTTCTTGGAGTAGCACTATTTTTACCTCATTGGATTCTTTATATGGCGATGATTTGCAGAGTTATGCATATTTCACAGCAGAGTGACACAAAATATTACCATAAGATATCGCACATAAAATTACTGATTGACGTAATCTCTATTATTCTTCTCTTAATAGCAGGAATATTATGTGAAACGTATGTGAATCCATATTTGCTGCAAAAAATAGCCGTAGCCCTGTAATTATTTGCAAAGTAGATAGACTATATATAGA